TCATATAGTTATTCTATAAAAAGACGCTTGGTGAGGAAAGTTAGGTTGTCCCGACATGGGGGAATGCCTGGCGATGCACGCACCGTTTTTTCCCTGCAAAAGCAAGCTCATGCGTTCATCTGCGCCGATGCGCGGCATCATCGCCGTCTGATAACCCGCCCTCACGGCGCGGCCAGCCTGCCAGTCCCGGCCAACACAATCTGCGTCGAAACCACCCAAAGAGCGTGCAGGCGAGGCGTGGGGGCGAGCGCCGCGCGGGGGGTTGCAACGAGGTCCGTCGCGGTCGAGGGCGTCGCGGCGGCCGTGGTGCGGCGGAGCGTCGGCGATCCCGCTTGCGTATATGTTCATGATATGTTCCATAGCGGATCATGGCACGGCGATTCGAGACGATCGAGGATATTGCGTGGCGCGGCCTGCGGTTGCGGCTGTGGTGCTATGGCTGCGCGCGCGCGTCCGAGCTGGACGCGGGCGAGGTGCTGCAATCCTTCGTCGCGAAGGGCTGGCCGATCGACATCCTGTCGGCGCGCGGGCGCTTTCGCTGCCGATCGTGCCGATCCTCGGCCGACGTGCTGATCCTGCCCGCAAGCCCCCCACCCCCTGCCCCGCCCGTCCCCGAGCGGACATGGGCGCAGGAAGTCGAGGCCTTCTTCCACGGCAGCCGGAAAAGGCGGAGGCTGGTCGAACGCCAGCCTCCGCGCTGATCAGTTGGAGACGATCAGCTCGCCGACTATTCCGGCCTTCGGCGATACGCTGTAGCGGCAGCGGACCTCTTCGATCGCGAAGCCGTCAAAGATACGGCGCACCTCGGGCCTGTCATTGATCGACAGCAGGAAGCGGCCCTTGATCCCGCGCAGCATGGCGGCCATCGCCTCGAACTCGCCGCGCGCGAACATCCCGTCGCCATAGTCGCCCTCGCATCCGAAATAGGGCGGATCGAGATAGAAGAGCGTGCCGGGCCGATCATAGCGGCGCACGAAGTCCGCCCAGGGCAAGCGTTCGATCGTGACGCCTGCGAGCCGTTCGTGCAGATCCTCGAGCATCGGCACGAGCCGCGTCACGTCGAAGCGTGCCGGTCGATCGACGGTGACGCCGAAATGACGCTTGCTCACTCTGCCGCCGAAGGCGAGGCGCTGGAGATAGAGGAAGCGCGCCGCGCGCTGCAGATCGGTCAGCGTCGACGGGTCGACGCGCGTCAGCCGCTCGAACTCGGCGCGCGTCGTGATCTGGAAGCGGATCATATCGGTGAAGGCAACGAAATGATGCTGCAGGATGCGGAAGAAGGTCGAGACATCCTCCGACCAGTCGTTGATGAACTCCGCCTTCGGCCGCCGTGTGCGGCGCAGGAAGACGCCCGCCATGCCGACAAAGACTTCGGCATAGCTTTGGTGCGGCACCGCCTCGATGCGCTCGATCAGGCGCGGCGACAGGTTCTTCTTACCGCCAAGGTAAGGCGCGACGGGGCGCACCGGCGCGACAGGGTTCATCGCGGCAAGCTCTTCTCTGGACTTCATGATAATATGTTCTCTATATGTTCCCTCGCCGGTCGTGGCGGGGCGGTCCCGATTCGGGTCCAGTTGGGCCGTGGCGGCGTAGCGGCCGCCGGTTCGGGCTGTTCCCCCAGCCCGTCCCCCGCCACCGGCCCCTCCCCCCGCAGTGGGAAAGCCCGGCGGCGGGAAATCCGGTCAGGCGGCGGCGGCGCTTGGCGCATATTCGCCGAAGCGGATCGCCTCATAGCCCAGCCACTCGTTGATTTGCAGGAAGCGCCGTTGCAGCGGCACGATTTCATGGTCGAAGAAGACGCGCGCGGCGTCGGTGATGCTGCCGAACCCGGCGGCGTTGCTGGGCACCACGCCGATCAGCTGGGGCGGCGTGCGGTGCGCGGCGAGGATGTCGTCGCGCGTCGCATTCTTGATGCCGGTGAATTCATCGCGCGCCGCGACTTCGCTGATCGGCAATATCTGGACGCCCTTCTCGCGGCCCTTGGGGATGTGCAGATAGAGGTTGCGGAAATTGCCCGGTCCCTTCGACTGGCGGAACGCCTCGCGGATCGCCTTGCTGTCGACCTCGCTCAATCCCTCCTCGGCGACATAGAAGACGAAGCCCGCGTGGCTGCCGTTCTTGTAGTAGCGGCGGCGGAACAGCGTCGCGGCCTCGTTGAGCAGGCCGCTTTGCAGCGCGGCATACCATTCCGGCACACCATAGATTTCCTGCGCCAGATCGGGTTCGAGCAAGTGGCAGATGCTGCCGCGCCGATATTCATGGTCGGGCTTGCCGGGCTGAAGGAAGAAATATTGCCCCGCTTCCTTGCCGACGCGGGTATGAATGGCCGGGCTGTTCTTCAGCGTCAGCGCACGTCCGCCGATATTGTCGATGCGCTCGATATAGCAATTGCCCGTCGCCAAGTAATTGGTGACGATCTTCTCGAATTCCGCGTGCGGCATCAGCTTCGTCGGGCGCAGCGACATGCAGAGCAGGTTGCGCTTGAGCGCGATCGCGCTTGAATGATGCGCCGACATGCGGTGCGCCTTGACCAGCCCGATCATCGAGATCGGCGGCGTATAATATCGGCCCGCGTCGCCCGCCTCCAGCATCAGCAGGAATTCGCCGCGATCGAGGACGCTTTCCGGCTCGCCGAAGGTGAAGACTTCGACAGAGCCTGACGCGGCGGCGGCGGCCTGGGCGGTGGCGGCATCGGTCATCAGCAAATCTCCACGGTGCTGCGCGCCTCGCCCGCGATGGGGTCGAGCGCTTCGTTGAAAAATATGTGCATCGCGGCCCACGCCAGATCGGCATGGCCCGTGCCGCCGGAACGGCTCGCGACGAAAGTGACGGATTTGCCCCGCGCCGTGACGTGCGGGCGGATCGCCATGAAGCTGTTGATGACGTCCTGCCAGTGCGAGGCGAATTGCAGGCGGCCGTCGGCGATGACCTTCTTGGCCTTGTAAACCATCATCGCCTTGACCTCGGCGGTGTAGCGGATCGCGCGCGCGGTCGGGAACCACGCGCTGACCAGGCTGAAGACCGCGCTGCCGACGCCGGTGGTGTCGATCGCGATATGCGTGACATGATAGCGCGCGCACATCGCCTTGATCGCGGCCGCCTGTTCCTGATAATCCTTGCCGCGAAAGCGCTTGCGCTCGAGCAGGCGGAACTTGCCGCCGGGCTTCGCGGGCGGCGCCGCGATCACCAGCCCGGCTTCGTCGCCCTGCCCGCTCTCGCCGTTGGGATCATAGCCCAGCCAGACTTCACCGTCGCCGAACGGCCGCTGGGCATATTCGTTGAAATCCTTCCACTCGCGGAACGTGTCGACGCCGCACCGCATCATCATCGCGTGCGGGAACACGGACTGGCTGTCGTCGAGGAAGTGGCAGAGGAAGAGCAGGTCGAATTCGTCGAGCGAATTTTCGAACGCCAGCTCCTCGCGATCGACCATCGCGCCCGCGCCGCCCGCGATCGCGTCGTCGATCGTCACGATCTGGCGCCAGACACGGTCGGCGCCCTCGGCCCCGTCCTTCAGCGCATCATGGCCGATGGCGATCTTGACGCGGTCGGCTTTCGCCCGGCGCCGGTTGAACCGCTCGCCCGACCAGAGCGGATAGGCCTCGTGCGCGATGACCGATGGCGTCGAGAAATAGGTGCGGCGATAGCGCTTGTGCGTCGCCATCGCCTGCGCGACCTTGTTGAGCTGCTCGAAGCCGTAAATCCAGAAGACTTCATCGACATAGATATCGCCGTGATAGCCCTGCGCGGTGCGGAAATTCGTGCCGAGGAAGTGCATCTCGAACGGCGGCAGCGGCTCGCCGTCCTCGTCTTCCCCGCGCTGGATGACCAGCGGATTGCCCTTGAGCGTGATCCCCAGGACTTCCTGCACCCACTGCACGATATATTGGCGGAAGATATTCGCCTGGTTGCGGCTCGCCGACAGGAAAATCTGGTTGTTGCCGGTCTTGAGACCCCATAGCAGCGCCTCGCGCGCGAAATACCATGTCGCGCCGATCTGGCGGCTCTTGAGGATGAAGCGCGTGCGGCGACTGACGTTCGCCCACCACGTTTCCTGATAGAGGAAATTGTCGCGGTGGAACGCCGCCTCGAGCGTCGCCAGCCCCTCGCGGTCGATCAGATTCTTCGCCTGTCCCTTCTTCGCCTTGACCTCGGGCGAATTGCGGGCGGCGATCTTGGGATTGAGGTCGACCTCATTGCCGCCGCGCTCATATTTGCGGATGCGCGCCGCCTTCTCCAGCCCGCGCCACAGCAGATCGATTTCCTTGAAATCATGGCCGGTCTTCTTTTCCTTCGCGATCAGCTGCGCGAGGCGGCATTCGGTATGATCCTCGACCTTCTGGACGCTCGAGGCCTCGTCCCACTTGTCGCGGCCCTTCCAGCTGCTGATCGTGCTGACGGGCAAGTCCAGCTCTTCGGCGATCTGCGAGATGCCCCAGCCCTGCCAATAGAGCGAGCGCGCGCGGCGTCGAGGCGGCGTCGGCGTGACGTCCGGCGGACGGATTGCGGTCGCCGTCTCGGGCGGGAGGAAGATCGGCGGCGGGCTGGCCATGGCCCGCGCAAACTATGCGCGCGGCGCGAACCATCCTCCTGCCTGCTCCTGTATAGCCGTTCCATACAGGATCAGGCCGTTGCGGCTGCGCGCGCGAAGGGGATGAACAGGTCCCCATCTGCCCCCGCCAGCCCGGAGCCTGTCATGACCAAGTCCAAATTTTTCCGCGTCGCCGTCGAAGGCGCCACTGTCGACGGGCGCACGATCGACCGGAAATGGCTGGAGGAAATGGCCGCGACCTATAATCGCGCGACCTATGCCGCACGCGTAAATCTGGAACATATCCGGGGGCTTGTCCCGCTGGGCGTCCAGTCGCCCTTCGGCAGCTATGGCGACATCCTGTCGCTGAAGACGGACATGATCGACATCGATATCGGCGGCAAGACCGAAAAGCGGCTCGCCCTGTTCGCGGAGATCGAAGCGCTCGAACCGCTGGTCGCACTGATCCGCAAGGGGCAGAAGCTCTATACGTCGATCGAGGTCAACCCGAACTTCGCCGCGACCGGCAAGGCCTATCTGATGGGTCTCGCCGTCACGGACACGCCCGCCTCGCTCGGCACCGAAATGCTGGAATTTTCGGCGAAGCTGGGCGCGAACAGCCCGCTGGAGCGCTTCAAGCAGCAGCCCGGCAATCATTTCTCCGTCGCGACCGAAACCCGGATCGACCTGATCGACGACGCGCCGAACGCCGATCCCACGGGCATCCTCGCCTCGATCGCGGGCCTGTTCAACCGCTTCACGCCGCCCGCGTCCGAGACCACGTCCGCCCCGATGCAGGAACCGGCGGTGCCGCCGGGAACGCCCCCGTCGCAGGCCGGAAGCGGCAAGAACGAAGCGGGCGACTTCGCCACGCTGGGCTTCGCCATCGGCCAGATGGCGGGCGCGATCGACAAGCTCGCGACGTCGACGACGGGGGCGCTGGCGGGCCTGCGCGGCGAAATGGACGCGCTCAAGGGCCAGATCGAAGCCACGCCCGCGCACGGGCAGCACAGCCGCCCGCTGTCGACGGGCCTCGCCGACCAGTCCGTCAAGACCGAGTTCTGACGCTCTCCCCGCCCGCGCTCTCGTCCAAGGAACGAAAAAATGCTGAACGCCACCCGTACTCTCTACCTCGCCTATGTGTCGCAGCTCGCGCTGGTCAACGGTGTCGCCGACGCCACCGTGCAGTTCACGGTCGATCCCGTCGTCGAGCAGAAGCTCGAAGAGGTCATCAAGCAGGGCAGCGAATTCCTGCGCGCGATCAACATCGAACCCGTGTCCCAGATCATGGGCGACAAGCTCGGCGTCGGCGTCACGCGTCCGATCGCCGGACGCACGGACGTCAGCGGCGGCGGTCGCCGCACGCCGACCGATCCGACCGACACCGGCGATCGCGGGCGCTACATCTGCTACGACACCGAATATGACCACAAGCTGACGTGGGCGAAGCTCGACACCTGGCGTCATCGTCCCGAATTCCAGTTGCTGATCGCCAAGGCGATCGCGGCCCAGCATGGCCGCGACCGGATCATGGTGGGCTGGCACGGCGTCGAGGCCGCCGAGGAAACCGATCGCGTCGCGCATCCCAATCTTGAGGATTTGAACGAAGGCTGGCTGCACAAGATTCGCACCCACGCCCCGGCGCACGTCCTGAACGACGGCGACCTGTCGACGGCGCCGACCAAGGCGATTTATGTCACGCCTGGCGAAATGGGCGTCGAGGTCGATTACCGCAATCTCGACGCGCTGGTTCTCGACGCCAAGAAGATGATCCCGGAATGGCGCCGGGGCGATACCGACCTTGTCGTCATCGTCGGCCATGACCTGGTCGATGATAAATATTTCAACATCGTCAACGAAACGGGCGACAAGGCGACCGAGGTCGAGGCGGCGGGCCCCAAGCTGCGGTCCGCAAATCAGCTCGGCGGCCTGCCCGCCGTGCGCGTCCCCTTCTTCCCCGCGGGCGCGATCCTGATCACGACGCTGAAGAATCTGTCGATCTATTATCAGGAAGGCTCACGCCGCCGCTTCATCCGCGACGAACCGGAGATCAAAGCCGTCGTCAACTACGAAAGCGTCAACGAGGCCTATGTGGTCGAGGATTATGAGATCACGGCACTGATCGAGAATATCGTCATCGGCAAGGCCCCGGAAGAGCCGGTCGGCGGCGGCTGATATACCGAGGGGGGTTGATGGCGGCGTCTGACATCCGGGTCGGTGCCGCCGGACCCACAGCAGAAGGCCGGGGCGGTCCAGATGGGACATAACGCCCCGGTCGGCGGTCCGCCGGATAGGGCCGCCAGCCCGCCAGCAGGAGTTCCGCATGTCCCTCGTTTCCCGCCATCTCGCCCGCCACGCCGCCGCCGCGCTTGCCGGGACCGCCCTCGATCACGCCGCCACCGCAAGGCCGAAGGCCCCCGCGCCCGCGTCGGTCAATCCCGAATATGCCGCGCTGCTGGAGCAATTGGGCGAGGATCTGCGGACGCTGTCGAACATCCAGTCGGTCGAACGCAAGATCGAGACCAAGGCCGGGATGATCGACCGCTATCGCGA